GAGTCTTACCATTCTGTCTGGCAACCAGCACCAGCGCCGACTTCTTTAGGAATGTACCGCTTGCGTCTACCGATAAAAGGTCATCAAGTACCCAGCGCTGCCAAGGGATAAGCGGAAGGTTAATCTTCTCGGCTAGATCCGCAACCTCCTGCGCCTTGCTAGCTGTCTTTAATAAAGGCGTGTGGATTCTAGGCTGGGTACTGCCTATTAGTTCTAGCCCCCTCTTGATGGGGATAACTTCTGCATCTTTACTCGTCACTTTGTAGCCCTTCTGGTCGGATAAACGGTGAATCTGGCACCGAACTTATAGTACTAGGGAGAGATGGGCCTTGAAAGACAGGGGGGGTCGGCGTGGGGCTAAAAAAACGGTCCCCTTTGGCTAGGTTACACGCACGACATATAGCCGCACAGTTTAGTGGGTCGAACATGTCACCGCCTTTAGAGCGTGGCCATATGTGGTCCACCTCTTTGGCTTCACCACCACACGCGTAACATATCCTGCCGTCACGATCAAGCACCACCAATCGTAGCTTCTTCCATTGACTACTACCCATGGCACGTTGGTGTTTAGGCTTCTTATTTACCACTAATGCCAGCCCTTGCGTTTGTAATGATCTAATGCATTACACATAGAACCATATCTATGCAGGTTATATTTGATACCCCAATCAACCTGCTTATAACCGTCTACGCGTGCGAGGTACTTAGACCTGCCTTGAGGTATGCCGTAGTGTGAGCCGTTACGTGCGTTAGGGTTCCACCTAGACTCTCTGTAATATAGGTAATCTAAGCAATCAAACTCTTCTAGGTTGTTTAGTTGTATGAAAGCCCATTGACGATAATGATTTGTAGTTTCAGTGACCTGGGAAGCAGCTTTATCAAGGCTTAATATTTGTGCTACAAATAGAGCGGTGGCTACTAGCACACACCTCGCGAGCTTGCCGCCTTGCGGCTCGCGTTTTTGCCTTGGAGGCAAATGCGAACTAGAGGGTAGCATGCGCATGCAAGTCCATCAGCATAACCGCAGGTCAGACGGCAAGTTGATTATTTGTTTACCAATATACTCTGAATAGGCTGGTGGTATAGCTTCCACTAACTCGGTCCAAATGGCCCAGGGCATACCCATTGCGTCACGGCCCTCATATATAGTTGTGGCGGTCCTGCCGCCTTTAGGTATCTGATCGTTTAGCGAGCCATATACTCCTACTGGCCTACCTTGCGCTTTATGGTCGCACAAACTACCCGTAAGTTTCATATTACTCTCAAACAATCGATGCCTACGCACCTGTAAGCCAAAGGAGGAGCCGCATAATTGTATAGGGTTGATTAACGGACTACCAGGTACATTCTCTATAACGTAAGGCTTTCCAGAGGCTATAAGTGCTGCCCGAGTTTGTGGTATTAGGTCCAGTTTGCTAGTGGACTTACCCTGGGCGTTGCGTAGGTGTTGGGTGATACTGTGAGTCTGGCACGGTGGCGAAGCGTGGATTATATCGAAAGAACGCAGGAAGTCTAAGTCTTGTAAGTATAATAATACATCGCCCTTGATATACTTATATGGGTAACGCCTGCCATGCTTTAAATCTATACCAGTTACATCAAAACCTGCCTTGTAATATCCAGCGCTGGCGCCGCCTACGCCGCAATATAAGTCTAGTAATTTCATCATCTAATCCTATGTAACTTAAATCTATTAATAGCATCCACAGCTACTTCGCCTATACCGTAAAGAGCCGTATTAAACGTGATGGTCTTACGACTACCATCGGCTCGATCAAACTTGTGATTATAGGCAATAGGCATAATGGCATCGGCGTGGTTCCATAGGTTAAACCACCACCTGCCGTTGGTAAAAGGTACCAAGGCAATACCGTTGGCGTGCGATAGGAACCTATCAACCCAGGGCGTGGGCTTGGAATAAGGTGGGTTCATAAATACTAGGCCAAACCAAGGCTGCTTTAGCCCATCATCTTCTATTGTGTATTTGCTCTTAGCTGGTACGACACCGCCTTCTATCGGCGAACACGGGTCTAAATCAAACTGTAGGCCTAGGCCGTTAAATATCCACCGCGATGTGTAGTAATCATCGCCACCTGAATTGCGTCTACCTGTAGGCATCACTGCTCCTTAATTAGTGCGCAAGTGTGGCAGCCCACGGTGTTAAACTTCCAACTACCACACTTATCACATCGGATTATGTCCGAGTCAGGTATAGTAAGCGCTTCGGCGATGTTTTTAATGCCGACACACCCACAGTCCATGCATTGATACGCTTTGAAGCCCTCTGGCGTATCTAGCTGCTCAAGCCATAAAAATTCTGTGTTGCGCTTGCAGCCGTTACATTTAAACTGTGGGTGCATGTGCTAATGTTCCCTTCCTTATTGCCTGCAATGGCATTGAGTACATACTAGAAAATTACCTGAGTGTATAAGTCTGTCGTCATTACAAGCTACACATCTCTCGGTACTTGGGCTTAGGCTTTCATTATCGTTCTCCAAACGTAATGTAAAGCCAGAGCCGTTTCTAACTTCTATAAATCCCATTATTCCTCCTCTCTATTGGGAAAGAACCAGGCACCGTTTGCATCTTGCTTGGCCCATACAGCGTGATCTTTAATGTTATCTAAGCAAACATAACCGTAATAAGGTTTTTGTGTAGTTTTACTTAGCCCTGTACGCAGCGTGTTGCCCTTGGCGCAGCATTCAGGTGGTGCTTTAGGTGCTGGCACGTTTGCAGCCTTAACCCAGTCCTCGTTACTAATAGGCAAAGGTTCCGTGCGCTCTACGGTGAAAGATTGTGGCACGGCCTGTAGCTGCACCACCTTGGTCATTTCTTCTCTACTGGCACGTTTGCCCTTAGCCGCATAACCTGCGTTTGCAAGCGCTCTGCCGATCGCTGAAGTCTCGCAGTTTTCCAATGCAGACGTTGAATTAACGCCGCGATCAGAAATGCTCTCACTAGCAAGCCCAGTCGCACACGCTTTGGCATCTGCTTCCGTCTTAAATAATTCAGCACTAACAATGTATCTAGTGTCTGTGGCCTGTTCAATCTTTGTTGATATTCTTCCATCTGGGTAATCCTTCCACCATTTTTCCAGTCGGCTCTCGACTGTTTCGTAATCTGCTAAGTTAAATGCCATTATCATTTCCAATCATCGGAGTCGTCTTGCATGGCGTCTGTAATGCTTTTAGCAATTGTAAGGTAGGCAATGGCGTCTTCGTAATTGTCAAGGTGCGCAGCATCTTCAGCTTGCCTGCTGATCTTGACCAGTGCCATACAAACTGCAACCTCGTTTGGCTGGATTGGATAACCCAAATATGCACTCCAGAGTTCGGCAATCCTCTTGTGGTTTGTAATAGGATGCCCATAGTTGAGACCTCGCGCATGAATAGTTTTGACGACATTATCTAGTAGCTGTTCAGTTGTTGTCGGCATTAGTTATGCTATCTGTGATCCTGCGGTGCATTTCAAAGCCGTCTTTGCGGCCTTTCCAGTACCCAGCCTGAAATGCGTTATCTTTAATGGTTGAATAAACGCCCCAAATAATAAAATAACCTAATACGGAGTAAAGAACTATCCAAGGTGCCGTTGTCTCAATCATGCGTGCACCAGTGTCTTGCGTAGGTGGCAAGGACTCGCGTAGTTAGTTAGCATTACCCAGTCGCCAGTACCTTCATCGCTGTGTAAAGCGTAGTTCTTGCCTAGACCAGCTATGAAACCTTCTGCCATTTTTAGGGCAGCGTAGTTATCAAACCAGTACGCGTATTGCCAGGTAAATAATGGGTTTGGTTCAAAACGGTCCGCTTGTTTTTGCCAGTCGTTGTTTTGCCATTCCATTGAATTGATCCATAGCTGTTCAAAATCAGCAGCCTTTAGGTCTATCTGTATTTTCATGTGTAGCCCTACTTCCTGCGCCAGTCGGTCTGGCACAAGAGAAGTATTGCATCTGTGTATGACTTTGTGGATAGTTTTAGGCAGTATTTGTATAACGGTTTGGTAACGTTTTACCCGTAATACCTGCCCAGTGCGGTAAATGAGCCATCCTTTGGATCGATAGGCACTAACGTAGGTGTTAGCGTCTTACCTGCGGCTTCGAGTATAACATAGCCGTTTTGCCAATTCGCGCTGTTATAGCGAATATAGCCTGCTTTCTTGCGGTCCATTAGGTTCCCAGCCTCTATACCGTATAAGGCCCTGTGGTGGCCGTTTACGCCCTCTGTGTAGGCAGACATGCCCAGTCTGTGCGAATGTCCAGCCAAAACTGATTTACCAAACTTTTTAGCCAGGTTTAGAGCTGTGATACCTGCGTGCTGGCTCATACTTCCTTCATCGCCATGGCAGAGTACCCAGTCTGGGTGGAATTCATAGGCCTTGCGATGGTAGGTCATACCCATGTCGGCAAAGCCCATAAAGGCTGGGTATTGCAGTTCAGGTAGGTTGATTAACCCAGGGACTTTTAGGAGAGTATTATATAAACGATCAGTATGATTGCTGCGAATAATGTGCATTTCTGGACTGTACTCACCGATATCCCAGAGTATCTGCTTACATAGCTCACGATCAGCGTGTAAATCCTCGCTATAAGCCAGAGGTGTGCCTTCGCTCCATTTACTAATCGACTGAAAGTCAATCTCATCACCAACCACCAATACAGAGTCAAACTTTTCTCGCCTTGCTAGCTTGATTACGTTGCGCACCGCAGAGTCCAACTGATACGGTACCTGTAAATCTGAGATTACAAGCCAACGCTTAATCTTCACCCTCTTCAGTAGGATCGATACTAGGTATGATGCCGCCATCACCTATCACCCAGTCGGGCATGGTTGCCCTATCTGATACAAAGTACAGCGCACAACTCTCGCTGAATCCTGCCTTGCGTGCAGCCTTGTAGATCTCGTTCATAGCAATATAGTGCTGGTCTATTTTAGACAAAGGTTCTGGCGACTTACGTACTACGCGTTTATTTATTTTCTTACGCCTGCGCCTAGTGTCAGCCATGCAGCTATTGTCGCTTACACATTAGAGAATATAGATCATCAACACGCTGTTCTAGCCGAGTTAATTGATCCTTCATACTGGACCCACTATTGGGCTTAAGTTCTTGTAAGTAAGACTTAATAACCCAGCGCAGAGCCACTAATAAACTTGTTAACACGGCGCATGCGCCAACGGCTAAAGCAACCCACTCGTTCGGGCTCATGCTTCATCGGCACCGATAACATCGGATTTGTCTAAAGCCCTTGCTGCTGGTCCTGCTAGTGCTGCAACAATCACAGACAGCGCAGGGTCTAGTCCTAGCTCATTACTGGCTAAGAATGATAACAAAGATACCAATACGCCACGTGCGTAGGATTTTAGTATTGCCTTCTGCTTCGTGCTTATCTTCATATTTTGCCTCCCAGTAGTGGTATATCAAACGGCTTGGAATCTATATCACCGCTCTTTGTAAAACTAATATGGATATGCTTTGTGTGCTTGTTGAAACCCTTGTACTTGCGCCATTTAAAATTAAATATCTTACTGGCAATCATGCCATTGTGTATCACGTAAGATATGCGTTTATCGGTTTTAGCGCATATTCTGATCTGGTCAGCCAAATATACTGAGATCCCTTCGGATGTATCCAGGCGAGAATCAACATCAATGGCTCGTACACACCCATTTGCGTCTGGATTATGATCCGATTTTCTGGTGGCATGACGAGCATCGCCCAACCATCCGCAATTGGTAGTGCGACGATCTGGGTACCAGGTATCAATCTGATC